CGCGTCCAGCGCGTCGCGCAGTTGCGTGGCTTGGGCCACGGGGATGACGGTGTACATCCGCGACTGTAGGCCCGCGATGGAGAGCCAAACGCCGTCGTCGTACTGCTCCACAAAGATGCTGTCAGCGTCGATCTGCGGGGCCTTGATGTGAAACTCTAAAGGGTTGTTCATAGCTGCACCTCGACTTCCCCGCACTGCAGCAGGCTCAGGTCATCGCTGGTCTGCTCCAACACGCGGTCGATGGCGTCGTCTTCGCTGTACGCGAGCACCACGACGTCGTAACGGTGGTTCTTGAGGCCCTGCACTGCCACGGTGTACTTGCGGGGGGCCATCATGCGCTGAATGTCACTTTGGACCATCTGGTTGAATGCTGCTTGGTTCATGCTGTTCTCCTGTGTGGGTGTGTAGATGGGGCCGAAGCCCCATTCGGTTTACTGTTGGCAACCCTTGCAGTTGCAAGGGATTACATCGTTCTTAACGGCATCGCGCAGTTCACGCATAGTGTCATAACCTCGCACATGAACCAGATCGTCGTCAAACCGAAAGCCCTGTGGCAAATTTAGAATGTAAGAACCGGGTTCATCGGTGTCTACATCGCGCTGAACATTGAGTTTGTATTTCATGCTGCTTCCTTTGTGTGTATGTGTTGATCGGAATTAACCAACACCTCTATTGTAACAAGAAATTACAGTAAAGGGCATCCTTTGAAAACAAATATTTCTATCAGTGCGGCTTCTTCAATAGTCTTTCCCTAATGGCCTGCCCGAGGGTCTCGATATTCAGACACTCGTCTGCCATGCGTGCGCACTCTTCGCGCTCGATCGCGATGGCCTGCTTGGTGGTCTCGATCGCGATGGTCATGATCTCGGCCTTAGCTTCGGCCAGCGCCTTGTCGAATTCGCGCTGTGTGTATAGATCGATAGCTTCTCCGTGGCTTAACAATGCTCGAGCCAATTGGCTTAGTTCTTTAGCCATTGTTTTTCTCCTTAACTTTGTTTAAAGCGGTAATCGTTTTGAGCAATGCTCGGCCGCTACCTATGCTTTTAATGATGCCTTTGAGTGCGTCCTCTAATGCGTCCCCCTGTTTGCCGCGCGGCAGCAGCGCTATTGCCTTCCCAACGATGTCTATGCCCGTGATTAGCATCACGTTGATCAGCACGTCGGGGGTGGTCTTATCAAGGATCTTTCTATATTCCGCATTGAACACATCGGCCATTTGGTCGGTGCACGTTTTGATCTCTTTAACGATTTTTGGTGTTGCCATTATTTTTTCTCCATTACTTTTTTGATTATTTCTTGTGCTTGATGTTCAGTTAACACGATCTGCGTTGCCTCCACGATGGACATAATTACCCGTAGCAGGGCCGTAACCCTTTCTACTTCATCGTCTTTGATTAACGCCAGCCCCAACGCAATACTGGAGATGCCCGCGTTCATAAAAACATTTATAGCTATTTTTACGCCAAATTCGTCTCTGATTTTATCGGCATGATCTTTGAACATGTCTTCGATTATTACGGCCTGCTCGTGGATGTCGCGCAGGTCTTGCTCGGTTGGCTCGAATTCCATAATCTACTCCTGCTTTATTTGTTTAACTCTGCGCTTTTGAGTGTGGTACATCGCTTCATGTGAGTCCCGAAATATGTGTATGCCATTTTCGGGACCAAAAAATATTTGTTCTTCTTCGGTTTCGTAAAGGAAGACCCAGCCTTTTACCAACGCTACCATGATTTTCTGCGACATTGGCTTGTTTTGTCGGTAAGTAACGTCTATTCGGTAAACCCACGGCCTCTCCAAAACTTTTGTCAGCGACTTGTTGAGCTGGCCGTTTGAATCAATCCCGTATGTTTTTTTCATTTTTTACTCCTGTGATTGGCCCATGACGCGTTGCTCCATTACTTTATTCGCAATTTTGAGCTTCTTGTTTTCGGCCTTCAGCTCCTCAACGGCGTTGGTCATGTACGTCAAACGGGCCGATGCGTGCTCGATCCAGTCCGATACGTCCTTGGGTAGCCGGTAGGTCTGCGTGGACTCTGTAGGGGCCTTCACGGCCTTCGTAGGGGCCTTGGCGGGGGTTTTGGTGGTGGTGGCCATGGCAAGTCCTTACTTTGCTGCCAAAAGGTACTCAAGGTCCGCGATACGGGCTTGCAACGCCTCGATGGTCTCTTCGAGCATGGTCACCTCGTTCTCGTGCTCCCACGCGTTGTCTTCGAGCTTTTCCTCAGCGATCAGGCCGTCATCGGCCTTGGCCATGAGCTCGGCCATCGTCACGTGGCCGGTAGCGTAGGCTGCGCGTTCCTGTTCTGCAAGTGTCAAGTGGGTCATGTCATCTCCTGTTGTGGGGGCCGAGGCCCCCGGGTTTGTTATGCGTATGCGTGCTCGTGGGCTGCGATAAACGCGTCCACGCCACCGTCAAGTTTAAGCGCGGCCATGGAGTCGGCCAAGGTCCAGAGGGCCTTGTTCAGCTTCACGTTCTCGTTGACGCCACCCACTGCGCGGGTTGTCATGCGACGGCCGGTGTTGCTGCGTCCGGGTACGCCGCCCTTGAGCATGTTCTCCTGCACGCGGTTGAACACGGTCCAGAGGTCGTCCTTCTTGTCCTGCCAACGGCTGGGCAACAACAAGTTCTGCGCGTTGACGGGCTTCTCATCGCCCCAGCGCAGCTGCATCGCGGACTGGGCGAAGGCCGTACGCTCTTCGTAACTCAGCATTACATTTTTGTAATCGTTGATGCGGTAGCCGATCTCTTCTGCGTCTTTGAGCACGCGGGTGGCGCCTTCGATCACGTCGTCCACCACGCTGCCGGTGTGGCGAACGCGGATGTTGTTGAACATGTCGCCGGCGATCAGGCCGTTGGAGCACACGAAGCGGAACACGCCCGACATGATCTGGTAGCTGCTCGTGCCGTCGTGGCTGTTGAGCAAGATGATCTCAGGAACTTCTTCCTTGGTGGCGATCGAGTCCGCGTGACGCATGCGCACCATGTGCTTGGTGTGCTCGCGCTTGCCGGCGTCGCGTACCTTGGTCTGACGGATCTCATAGGGCTCAAAGCCCTCGCTGCGCAGGCCGTCGATCACTTGGATCGTGGGGATGAAGCTGTAGCGCTCACCACGGCTCTCGTGAGCCTCGCTGGCCATCACGCTGGGCGCGTGGAAAGCGATCTGGTCGTTGGACAACGCTGTTTGTGAACGGAAGCTGGACTGCTTGGAAGAGGATGCGTAACGGAACATGTTTTTCTCCTTTGAATTAACGTGAGCTAACGCGTACCGACACGCTGTTAGTGTTTTTGGTGTAGCCATCGTAAACGTCTGCACCGTTCTTTTCGATAAAGAATTCCTTATCGAAGATCTTGCGGTCGGCGTCGACCAAGGTTGCCTTGAACAGCGAACCCTCGATGCTGACTCCGCCTTCTTTGATCGCGTCTTTGATCGCGTCGACTTCTTTTGTGAGGTCGGCGATCTGTGCCAACAAAACGCCCAAACGGTCAACCGAACCTTCGGTCAACTCCACCACCATCTTTGCTTTAGCCATTTTGATTTCCTTTGTGTGTATGTGTCATCGCGTTGTTGCGATGGATGAAGTGTACACGGCTTTTGGTGTTTACAACATCTTTTTTGTAAAATAAATTTATTGTTATCCTGAATCTGTTAGTTTTTACCTATTAACACCAAAATCCCGTTGCACCATGCACCATACCCTAAAGGGTTATGGTGCATTTGGTGCAGATGTGCACCATGCACCAAACTTCTTGGTGCAGTGTTTGGTGCAAATGGTGCAGTAGTTTTTTGCATGTTTGTAATTTTTTACACGGGCAAACTGACGTGGCCCTGCGGATTTACAACTAAAAATCTGTCAGCCACCAGCTCATTGAAGTCCCTTTTTGTGTGTTGTTTTCGCAAATCGCGCTTGCCCGGAACGGGGATATGTGGCAAACGGGAGATGACTGCGGTGGTCAATTCAGACGTTGTGAGGGGTCCGTTTGATGCGTCCAAGAGCTGGTTTGCCGTGTCCATAATGACCTTCTTTATCTTGCCAGAGGGTCCTTGGGCGGCCACAATTGTCTGCCTACTGCCATCAGTAAAACGGATCACGCAAGTGGTCTCGTTGTCACCATCGTCGTCGAGGCCCACCACGATTGTGTCGAGCTGGAAGCCAAATTCGCCGCCGTCCGCGCCGCCCTTCATCTTCGTGATAGTGGCCAGCCGGTCCTCGTCAGCCCGGATGATCTCGAACTCAAAGTCGCAGGCAGCGCGCAGGCCAGACCACCCACGGGCGCCACGGCTCTCGTCCTTGCCACTATGGTGGACTAGGCCAACCATCGCCCCTGTATGCCGGGTTATTTCCTTGCAGTGGCCGAGCACCTTGCCCATGTCTTCGCCGGAGTTCTCGTTGCCCCCGGGCATGACCTGAGCCAACGTATCAACGATCACGATGTCGAACTTGCCCTGCTTCTTGATCTGCTTGACCACAGCGCGCACGTCTTCGATTTCCAGAAAGTTGGGCGCGTTGGAGATGAAGTACATGTTGGAGAGCTCCGCGGCCGTGATGCCGTGGTGCTGGCAGTAGCCCTGCACGCGCTTGCGCATGTCCTCTTGGCCCTCGGCGGCCACCCAGCACACGCGGCTCTTGGTGGTCTTCTTACCACACCAGTCGATGCCGCGGGCGATGGCCGCCATCATCTCAAACGCGAAGAAAGATTTGCCGGAGCCAGACGCACCGTAGAACACGCCGACATTGGCGTTGGGTAGCACGTCCTTAATGACCCACGACGCCTTGCGTCGGACCATGAATTCGGCCGCCGTTTCGAGCTTGAACCTGTCTTCTTTACTCTCAGCGGCGGCCTGTGCCTTTTTTGCTTGTTTGACCACCTCGGGGTCGTTGGATAGGTCGTCGAAGTCAGCGAGTATGGAGTCCTTGGTGACGGCCTTGGGCTTGGCCTTCTGGCAGTGCTCCACCCAGAGGTAGGTCAGTGCCCGGTCTTCGTCGTGTCTGCGGTGGCTCAGGGCGATGTCCATGACCGGCTGGCTGTTGGCCAGAATGCTCAGGACCATGGCGTCGCTGTAGCCGGCGCTGTAGAGCTGGACACCCGCCGCGTGTAGTGCACCCGAGCGGTCGTCGACGTCTTCGCCGGGGCCGTGCAGCAGCAGCTCACGCGTTGACTCAGGGATGTCGAGGTCGGCCACGTCGGGCAGCGCTATGTCGGCGATGAGCTCGGGCATGGTCAGCGGGATGACGTTGGCCTGCTGGCGGCCCTTGCCGTAGCGGGTGAACAGGGAGGACAGGATCTCAGCGGGGGCCTCGGCCATGGGCAGGGGCGTTGGCGTGTCGCCAGTGATGGTCAGGAAGCGCGGGGCGTGGCCACTGTAGACCTCGATGCCCACGTCGTGGTTGTTCCAGTCGCTGTCGAACGTGCCGGAGCACAGTACGCGCAGGCCGTTGCCGCTGGGGCTGACCTCGCTGTAGCTGGCCATGGAGTCGACGATCTCTTGGGCCCACGGCTGGGGCACGCCGTTGCTCACGCAGTTGTCTAGGTCAATGCCCACCACGCCCTTGATGTCGGTGAGCACGAAGCCCAAGCCGGCGTACTTGGTAGGGTTAAGGCGCAGCGTGCGTGCCGCGCTCTCGAAGTCCACCCACTTGCTGACGTCCTTGGTCGACAGGCCGTAGTGGTTGGGATGGTAGGGGATCTTGTCGTACTTCTCGCGTGTCTCGTTCCATACTGCCTTCCATGGGGCCCATCGGCGCATGGCCTTGAGTTCCTGTGGGATGTTCTCGGCCTTGAATACGCGCCCGATTGGGGGCAGCTCTGGTGTTGTTCTTGTCATCATTGCAGTCCGATGTTCAGCGTCCAAATAAAGAAACAGCGGCAGGCTCGGACTGGAAGCTCTTCGGGCGTGGGATCAGCACACTCTAGCCGTGTTCGGGGGCGATTATAGGTCCGCTGGTGAGAGCAGATCGATAAGCGCGGGGTCTATCAGTATAGACCTGTGAACGCCGGTGGCCTGTTCCACCGCACGTATGTGTTTGACGGGCACGAAGCCCGTGCGCAGCCATGCTGAGACGTTCTGTTGCGTGACGCCCAGCGCGTCTGCGAGTGCGGCCTGTGAGCCGATGGCCGCGATGGCCTGCTTGATTCCTGATATGTCAGACATGTTTATCTTTCGAGTTGGGTCGGGGGCAATCTTCGGGGGGCACTACAACGCACCAGACGGCCTGTATCGGCTCTCGGTGCACTGCCGCCTGCCAGCGGTCGATGTACGCATCCGGCATGTTCTTCAGGGCCTTGCGCACGGACTCCGGGCTAAAGCCCGTGAGGTTGGATAGCGACTTGACCGTGAAGCCGTCGTCGTACCTGCGTAACAGCGTGCGGATCGATGGATGGGCAGGTGCTATCACGTTGGATACCCCCGGCTTGGTAAGCGCAACGCATCCGTCGCACCGGGGCGCGTTGGCTCTGTGCGCTCGGGCACGTAGTACTGGCCATCGAGCAAGTGAGAGAACGTGCGTGGCTTGGCCACGTTCTCCGGCGGAGCTAGTTCCTCCACCGTCGCACACTCCCGGTCCAACCACTTAGGGTGCTTCATGAGGTTGGGGTTGCCTGCTGCTAGTTTCATTCTGTCTCTCCATCAAATTTGAGCTGGGCTATTTGGTCTAGTATCCATTGGCAGTCCTGACGAAGGGCGTTAACTATAGGCACCGCTTCAGCATCAATAGTTTTAAAGTTGTCGCCGTGGTAGCCGTAGTGGCCCACCAACTCAGTGAACAGGTCTCTGAGTTTCATGTTAATTGTTAGCATTACTTCTGTATCTATTTCGCGCAACGCTTCTGAATTCCATAGGTCGGCTACCGCCAAAATATGTTTTTCAATATTTTCTTCAATACATTCGTTAGTTGCGTAAATGTTAAAAGTGAAATGCCCTTCGAGATTAACTTTCCCGCTCATTGGGCACTCGTCTATTTCAAAGCTAATTGATTTCATTTTGGTTCCTTAAAAAGGGGCGCTAGGCCGTTGCTCTTGCTTCTGTTGTTGATATGCCTTCTCTTGTTCCTTAGTCCAAGGTACGGCTCCGGTGGCTGGTGGGAAAGGCCATGTCATGTGTTCTTCTCCTTGAGTTTGGCTTCAATGGCTCGGGCAAATTTCAGTTCTGAGAAATTATTAAAACCATCCGTTGCAATTACTTCGGCCTCGCATATTTCCGCAAAAGTCAGGCTAACCCAAGGTTGTTGATAGACTTGGATGTCATCGTCTTCGTCTTTGGGATGTACTGTGTAAAACCCTTCTTCGTCTAAAGCCGCAGCTTTTTTGCTTTGGTAGCCCGTCATGTGTTCTCCTGTGGTGGTGTGCAAGTGTGAATCACGGTCAGGTCTGCTGTGCGCTTGCCGCAGCGGGAGCAAAAGTTGCGTTCTTCCGGCTGTGCCAAGGCTGCTTTACATTTCTCAATGATTTTGTTGTACACAACAACATAGGCATGACGTTCGTTCTCTGCAACATAATGCTCATTTTCCATCAATGCCTCAAGCGCAAGTTTCAATGCTTCTTTCATAACAAAGCCTTCCATAAAAGCAAAATCCAACAACTTGCGCCGATTGTCAGAAACGCCGCATAAATAGCAACAATTTGAAACTTCATGCTTCCTCCCAATGTTGTGTAATGCTGCACCAGTAAACGCCATGCGCTTCGGTTATGACGTGACCCTTAACAATGTCATCGACTTGCCCACCAAGTTTGTAATGCTCATCCTCCTTGATTGACATCAGGGATTCC